TACTTCTCGTTACGGTGTGCTCTTACCAGTAGGTGTGGCATCTCTGGATGGTAACTCATAAAGTCCCACCACTCTCTGCCAGTAATCCACAAACATCCTTGGACTTGCTGGTAATACTTAGATGGAATCTTTCCTGCTCTCAGATAAGACACATGAACACTATCTGATGGACATTTTAGCTCAAGTCCACCTTGTTCTGCAACTAAGCCATCGGGACTACACCCAAACTCCTCGCTGTCATGCAGTATAAAACCTGTCTCGACAACCTCAAAGTCAGTGATGAACTCATAGGCTTCACGCGCTTCTGGCTCCAGGAAGTTTCCCCTTTCCATATGCTCGTTGGTGTAGAAAGGTTTGCTTCTACCAGTCAATCTCTCAGCTATCATCTCATTGATGTAGGACTCTGCTGAACTGCTAGGCTTACCACTACCTGTTATTAGTCTCCCGAAGTTAGAGGCTGATGGCCTGCCCAGTCTTGAGGCAAGCCACTCAGGGGAACCCTGCTCATCGGTTAGGATGATCATTGTATTGTAGTTCTCTGCTCACTAAGGGGTCGCTGACGCTCATAATTTCTCATGCGCTCATTGAACTCATTCTGTTCTTTCCATTCATTCCTAAGCTCACGCATTGGTCTATGAAGATCAACACCCCTATCAGCAGGATGATGGGCTTTACTTTGATCGCTACCTGTTAGTAAGTTACTGCAATCGTAAGTAGGGCGGCCTGTATAGTCATAGCCAACATGAGTACAAGCCAAAGACATAGAGCTTGCAGAAAAACATAAAACAAATAATAGCTTTTTCATTACTTCACCTTTGCTTGCAGTGCTGCCACTGCTCTTGTGTGGTGGATAGCCAACATATTATCTACAGAGTCTGTCTTAAAGTATTTCAGGAACTGTTTAACATCTGCACCTGTCAACTCAAGTAGTGCTTTGATCTCTGATGACTGTTCTTCACTGACAACCTCAGTCTTGGTAGCCTCGGGCAAGTCTTCCCCAGCATAGATGTAGATACCCAGACCGAACATGGCAATACACTTTACTAGGCATCGCATACGAGCATCACTAATGTCACGAGTGGTAGGGTTGACGATAGACTTGTTGCGGTTATCCATTACTGGCAACCACATGGAGTGAGTTACACCCTCTACTGTTACAGATACATTGACCTCTGCTGTTTCATTCTCCAAGCGGCTACCACAGTCATACTCATAGGTAGAGTCGGGGTAATGTTCCATTAGGGTTTGCCATGCCCAAGCCCATGATAGGTAGGTTAGCTTGCCTTTCTGTTCTACTTTAGCTGAACAGTCGATTGCGGACAGTGTTGCCCATACTGATTTTTTATTAGTCATTAGTTAAATTCTCCTCCTGATTGCATTTGCTCAAGGACATAGCGTGCGCCATATCCAATATAGTAAGCCTGAGACTCATTGTCCAAGGCTGGGTTTCCTAACTGACAATCCCGATCACCACGATCCAGATCATTTAAGAATTTACTGTCTTCCATCTTATTCTCCTTTAATATCATGTTCTTTGTACATCATATCACGTTGCTCGCTGCTTCGGGCATAGCGATCTATCTGCGCCTTCATAAAGTATTTGAAAAGTTTGTCGTGCTCTTCTTTACGGTGGGCTTCCTGCTCTAGCTCGTATTCACTAGGCTCTGGAATGATTGGCTGCTTCTCAAAGAAGTCTGGGTCTGGGTCACGGCCAGTAATGCTGCCGATAAATCTATCAAAGCAGTCGTCTGGGCTGCCGGTGCGGTTGGGGTCTTCGTCTCTGTAATCCATGTTGCTCTCCTGTTATTTGAAATTGTAATTTACATCAGGCAAATTATTATGTCAACACCCATTGCAAATTAATTTACCGATTGCTATTATGTCACCTCACTTAACAAAGGAACAAAGCATGAACATTATTAAAGCGTTATCTTTCTATATGGAACAGCAGGGCTGGACTAAAGCAGAGCTTAACCGTCAGTCTGGTGTGAACCTGGCAACAATAAGTCTAGTAATGAACGGTCATCGAGGCGCATCACTAACTACTATGAAGATGTGGTCAGACAGCTTCGGTATTAAGTTGAGCGAGTTTGTAGCAGCAGGAGAATAGTATGGAGAAGAAAGGGTACTTCGCAATCATCCCTGCATCTGTCAGATACGATAAGCGTTTACCTGCTAATGCCAAGCTACTCTATGGTGAGCTGACTGCCCTATCTAATGAGAAGGGGTACTGCTGGGCTGGCAATGATTACTTTGCTGGCCTGTATGAAGTTAGCAAGACATCAGTGAGCAAATGGGTAAGCGCATTGAAGGATGCAGGCTACATTCAAATCCAATTGGAGTATGCAGAGGGTACTAAACAAATCTTACATAGGTATATAAGAATAGTTAAAGACCCTATTGAAGAAAAGTTAAATACCTCTATAAGAAAAGTTAATGACCCTATTGAAGAAAAGTTAATAGATAATAGTACATCTAATAATACAGATAATAATACAATGAATAAGGGGGTTATCACCCCAGAAAAAAAGGTAAAGAAGTCGTTTGTTAAACCAACTCTTACTGAGGTCATTGATTACTGTAATGCAAGTCAGGCTAACATAGACCCCCAAGGGTTCCTTGATTTCTATGACAGTAAGAACTGGATGATCGGCAAGAACAAGATGAAGGACTGGCAGGCGTGTGTTAGGACTTGGAAGCGTAAGGAAGCTGAGAAGAACAGAGAGCGCCATGAAATAATTAAGGCCAAGCAAGCCAAGCAGAATGAACAGCTTAGAAAAAGAACCATTGAACACCAGCTAACTGATACAAGCTGGGCAGATTAACTAGGAGAATGAAATGAGTACAGCAAAAAGAAAGTTTGAGAGAACCCATACCATTGCAGATGCCAGAAAGAATCTGAAGTGTAAGGCCAAGCAGATTAAGTGGATCGGTGATCGTGAAGACCTTGGGCTAGTTAAGGGTAAGACCTACACCTACAAGCAATTGGGAGCAGCGGTTGGCGTTGTTAGCCACAGTATGCGAGGCCGCCTGAGAGGTGCAAGTGAAGCCAGTGACTACCATATGTGGGCCAATGGTGAGAAGAAACCCAGAGAAGAATGGGGTACTCACATTATCGTGCGCTGTGAAAGTGAAGCAGACAAACTGTCACAAAAATACTTGAGGATGTCCCTATGACACAAGGTGATTTCGTTAAGATCAGCTCGACTAATGAGGTTGATGCAAAAATACGACACTTGGAGACCAGGATTAGGGGGTGGAATTACCAGTCTCCCTTGACTGTGAAACTAGCACCCTTCAATGACCCCACTAGCCTAAGTCAAGAGGCCCTGTTTAACATATGGTGCAGGGAGATTGCTAACCAGATGAAGAAGAAAGCACCTGATGCTGACGCTGAAGCATGGAAGCTGTGGCTCAAGCATAAATTCCTTGGAACATACGCTGTAAAGGTGGGCAGGGAGACAATAGAGGGTCAGGTCTATGCTACCCCCAAGGGTAAAGCTAAGATGGCTACATTCATGCACAGTGTGCTTGTATATGCAGATGATAAGTTGCGTGTTAGACTCAGCGTACCGAGAAACTCAGAGTACGTAAAGGTCAGGGAAAATGAGCAAGCTAAAGAATCCAAACAGAAAGCCAAGGAAGAAGCCAACCATACAGCAGGAAGTGGAAAAGGCAGCAGTGCTACTGCAAAAACTCGTTCGTCTAAAGGCGAGCAACAAATTGGGCTTCTGTGAGTGTGTTACCTGTGGTGTCATCAAGCACTACAAGGAAATGCAAGGAGGCCACTTTTATGGCAGAAAGGAAGTGCTGCGATTCAAGCTATGGGAAGAAAATATCCACCCCCAGTGTGCTGGTTGCAACTGGAAGGGAATGAATACCACCAAGATACGAGAGCGATACCGTATGTACATGGAAGATATGTATGGAGTCAGGCGAGTAAAGGCCATGAATAGATTGGCATTCAGAAAGCCGCCACGTTTTAAGATGGATGAAGTGTTAGCGTTTAAAAAAGAACTGCGAGAGCAGATCAAAATTCAACTGAAGAGGCTAGGCGAGATATGAATACCCCATTTATCCAGATAGTTTTTGAAGAGATCGAAGAGTACGGATTGGAAGACCACAAACTAAAGCTGTTCAACCTTATGGAAGCTGCGCTCAATGGTGCCAGTGGTAAAGCCAGAAAGGAGATTGACGAATTGTGGTTAGAAGTCCAGGATTATAAGGAGCAGTTGGCTGTGCCCCCGAATGAAGAAGATTTAATGTTGCACCACCCCACAATGTCTGTATAATAAAACGCATGGCAGGGTTTTCGTAGTTGTTTGTCTCTGCCTAAAATTGTGTAAATAGTTGTTTGTAGTTCCCCCTGTAGTTCTTTACCCGCCTTGTTCTCCTGCTTGGCGGGTTTTTTTTGGTCTCGATTTACCTAAAAACTGTACACCTTGGATCGACCTGTAAATTAAGTGCACCTTGGATCGACCTGTAAAGTGTAGCCATGGGGATAGGGGCCATTTTTTTTTGAAAATTCTAAATTTTTTGGATTTTTTCTAAAAGGTCATAGAATGCGTTTTAACGGGGTTTAGCGTTTGGGGGTGTAATGGTATGGGTTTGGGGTCTAAGTGCCGGGAGAATGTCCTGCAAGCGGTAAAAATGGGGTTCTGGGTGGTGTGATTGTACCGGGTTGGGGTCACTTTCTACCGGGCAATAAAAAGCCCCAGTTAAGGGGCTAGGGGTTTGCTCTTGGGTTTAGCTTGGGTTTAGCTGTGGGTGTATCCGCAAGGTTCAATGCCTAACCATATGCTGCCAGCTTGTACCATCACGCATCCCCAGCCGGGTTGTACACTCCGGCGCAAGTCCAAATAACTTCCTTTCGGGTTTCTTTTCCATACTCGCAGTAATGCCCGCTGCTGGGCTTTGTTTAGCTTAGTCATCTCGGTCGGCCTCTGGTTTTATGTTTAGGTTTTCAAGTAAGCATTCAGCGCTGTAGTAACAGTCTTCGAACCGTTCTTGCGTCTCTTCGTTGTAGCTCTGGTTCCCGTGGCTATCTTCTACCCAGATGATGGGCAGCCCTTGGGCGTGTAATAGGGCTTCGGCAATATCGCAGCGGGCCTCTACGTATAGGTTGTCTTGGATGTAAGTTATCATTTTTATATTCTCCAGATGATCCAGATTAAAAGGGTAAAGGCGGCAAGGCCTCCAGTCACGCCTACAATAAAGCAGGCGATCTCAAGGGCTAGTTTTTTATAATCCATTAGGCACCACCAATAGATAAAAATATGTAGGTTGTCACATAAAAGAAACCGGCACCAATTAAGGCGCCGATCCCGGTGATAGTCCAGCAGAAAGCTGAGACCATTAAGTCCACCCGGCGATTCCTCCGGGCTTCCAGTTTTACCATTTGAATATAGGCCTTGTTCATTGGCTGCACTCCTCTTTTCTCCAGTTTGGATTGCATTCTAAGAATGCTGTGATCGGGGATTGTCCCCTTTTTATTGGCGATAGCTGCCAAGCTTTTGGAGACCAGCCGCAGCTGCCCAGTCCGTGGGATGGCTTCGCATATCTAGAATTGCCCAGCGTTAAAACTACCAGTTTGATCTGTTCCAACAGCTGACCCCCCATAATTCCTGAAGCGCTTCATCCAGTCCCATGCTGTCGCCATCAATCCGGGCAACGGCATAGTCACCCCACCAATTGGCCTCCACTAGTTCGCTCTGGGTATTGATCCAGATGTTAGGGCCGCCAAATGCTACCAGCACTCTAGCGCCTAGGTACTCGCTGCCACCGGTGACGATATATTGAATATCCAGACAATCCTGCAAGTAGTCAAAGCCGCTTATCTGGTCGTCGGGTTCGCAGTCGTTTGCCTCGTGATCCATTCCAGCCTCTTCGTATGTCATGCCGTGCTGGATGTTGTTGGCTATGTTGTCGACCATCTCCTGCAGCTGCTGCTTCGCTTTTAAATCATTCATTAGATCACCTCCGGGCGGGTTGCTGGGTTGCTGACCTTGGCGCACCAGTTATACATCATGTAGCTGCTTATCGTGGCCGCTGTTAATTCGCCACCACTGAACTTGTCGATGTAATCGTGAACATCCTGCAACGTGTCCGGGGTTGCGAATAGGTCGCAGGGTTTAAAGGTTACGATGTCGTCGCCCAGTGGCTGGAACTCTTCGTTTGTGTCTGCGCGGTATCGTTTACGTTCGCGTTCAACTTTGAGCATGTGCTCATCCATTGCCTGAGCCGGGCTGAGGTCATAACATCCCCAAAATAGGTTTCCGTAGCTCTCGGGGTTGGTGCTGTAGCTGTGGACCATGTAACGCTCTTCGGGTTTACCCGGTACTTTCGACACTGGGCGTCGGCTTACTACTGTCTTGCTCATCTGGTCAATGGTCATGATCTCACCTTCAAGCTGGGCCAGTTTGGTTTCAAGTGCTGTTTGAATGCTTGTCATAATGTGTTCTCTCTTATAGTTGTTTGTTGTTGGGCTTCCTTGCCCGGTGGTTCTGCCTGGTTAAAGCGGCAAGGCTAAATAGGTTTTATGCTGGGCTGACCTGCTGGCCTTTAATGCCGTGAATCGAGCCTCGACCATGTTATGCAGAGAAGCCACTACAACGTGGCAAGTTCCCTGATAGTCGCAAAGATCCCTCCATGCTGCGCTGTATTCCTTTTCGTTCTGGTCAATTAGCTGGTTCAAGTCGGTTAGTATGTTGTGCATTGTTGATTCTCCTGAATCGTTTGGGCGCTAGCAAGTGCTGACGCTGAGCCTATTCTAATCCAAGACAGGAAACCTTTGCAATATGTAATGTAGTTTTGTTTTTTAAGTTGGTGAAGGGACTGGGTAGGACTGAAGGGGAAAGGATAGGAAAGAATAGGAAAATCAAATATCTATAAATAAAGTAATGGGCTTTTTTCATGTATTGCCACACTATATCGTCCCCAGTCTGCTGGGCTATGGATTGCGGATGGCAATGCTGCTGGGGCTGTTGATGGCTGGATTGAATGCGCATATAAATGTAGTAAGACCTGACGATTTGCATCAATTGGTTAAAAAATGTACAATCGGGCAATATTTAAAGGGTACCCCCCCTCCGAGGTCGGCCATTCAAACTATATATATGTCTCTGACAAAAAAAAATTACCGAGAATGCAATGATTAAAATAGTGACAGATGAAGAAGTACATGAGATGGATATTGAGTTAATTGAACTCTTTGCAGTGTATCTATTTGATAAAGATGTAGTTGGTATGACTGACTTAATCTATATTGTAGAAGATAGAATGGCTGGTGATTATTTTGAAGATGAAAAATAAAACAACATTTACTTATGCAAAGGTTATGGTATCTATTCTATGA